TATTTAGAAAACCTTGCTTTAGCATTTTTTGAAGTTCTGAAGTAGAACCTACAAATACTGCGTTATTGGTGACGTTGTTTGTGGTTTTTTTAGATTCATCTTCAACATCTTTTAATTTCTTTTGTAAATCAATCAACTTGTCGGTGGTGTCCGCAACACTCTTAATTAACTGTCCAGCAACCTCATATGCTCTCGGACTGCCTCCTTCACCTGCTACCTCCATAATGCCGTTAATTGCTTCCTGACCCTTTTCTATAAGGGAGTAGAGGTTAGCACGACTATAGGTATAATCTTTTTCTATATCATCTTCCTTAGATTTGACAATCTCAGGTTTTTTAATCGGTTTTGTTTCCACAATATCACTCTCAATATTCAGAGCATTATCTATAGAATCATAATTATTATCCATGATAATCAAATATCCTCTTGTCTAGTGGGACTATAATCTTTAGAATCTGGTAAGAAAGTCCATTCTTCAGTAAATCCAAAATCGTCATCAGGTTCTGCAGTAATTGGTTTTGGAACAGCAGTATATCTCACTTCCCTTGTCGCAGATTTTGTATCTGTATTTGAAGAAATATCAACTTGAACTTTTTTGATAAGTCCATCAGAAGAATCTGCAATAGGACCAAAGAGATAGGTTTTTGCAGTAAATCTTAAAGTGTAAATAAGTGCTCTTCTTGTTTGAAATGAACCCTCGTAATCATCTTGAAAATCAATACTATCTAAAACAATAGGAACATCTCTTTTTTCTCCAATAGAACTGACAAGATCTACAGTTAAATTAAATGATGGTTGAAAATATGGAAGTATCTGCTCAATAATTTGAAGTGCATCATCATTTAACTTACTAAAAATATTAAGTTCAAATCCAATGTTATATGGAACTGGCATAAACACCTTCTTAAGTTTATTATCTGAGGTATCTTTTGCCTTAAATGTTTGAACTATGCCAGTTTTTCTAGTAGAGTCATATTGAATACTGGTCATTTCAAATGACATTCTTGGAAGAGTAATTGCTATTGGTTTTGATAAATCTTCTTGTTGCTCCAATTTTGCCAAGAACTTTTGCATGGGTCCATAGGAAAGACCTACTTTTGTGTCATCTAAAACACTACCATCTTTATTAAGATGTTTTATCGAAATATTATTAAATAGTGTTCCAAAACTAATAATAGTTTTTCTTATAATTTCGTGATAGTAATAAGTTCCTAACATTAATAATTACCAAATGGATTTGACTCTGTAAAATCTAATATATTATCTGCTTCTATTTCAATTATTTCATTATCATCATACGAATTTTCATAACTATTTGCATCATAATCTGATATTACATATCTTGCAGATGATATTGAACCAACAATGATTTCACCGACACTAAATGCACCATTATTTATTGCCACCCTAAGATTGTAAATTTTGGGGTTGCCAGCTGTTGCTGGAGTTATTTTATACTCTCTTACCACGGCTGTTGTTCCTGATAATTGTCCGGTTACAGTTTCATTATAAACAAAAGTTCCAACTCCAACTGTTGAAAATCCAGCAAAAGAAACATCTGGTGCTTGAGTATATCCAATACCCGGATTTAATATTCTAATAGAATCTATTTTCGTTTCTGCATCTACTCTTGCTATAGCAGTTGCAGTTACTCCAGTTCCAGGACCACTAATTGTAACAACAGGATTTATTGAATATCCAACACCTTTATCAGAAATTGTAATAGAAGAAACAGATTTACTCGTCGATCCTCCTATTGAACATGTGGCAGCTGCTCCAGTTCCTCCTCCACCACTAATAGTAATTACTGGTGCAGTTGTATACCCAGTTCCAGCATTTGTTAATTCTAATCTTAAAACAGATGTAATATTTGATCTAGTCGTTGTAATAGCAACCGCAGTAGCATTTGTTCCTCCTCCTGGTGCAGATGAAATTTCAACTGTTGGAGTTGACGTATACCCACTACCATCATTATCTAAGAATATTTGATTTATTGCTCCAGAAGAAATTTGTGCTGTTGCTACGGCTGTTGTCGATGATCCTACCAAAGTCAGAGATGTAATATAACCTTCATCTTGAACTGTTTCATCAATTTCTTCTATGGGAGTATCAATAATTTCATTTTCATATTCATACAATTCGCATTGCAATTCGTAAATATAAGTTTTACCTAGTTGATAAAATGGTTTTTCGTGCTCAACTCTTTTAATTTCAAATAATCTCTCACCTAAAGGAAAATATATTAAATCACCTTCTCTTGGTCTAGTTATAGTTTTATATTTTTCTCTATCCGTTAAAAAATCATTATCTATTGCTTCATTTCTTGTTGCTAAAAATTCAGAAATAAAGTCTTCAAATCTTTCTCTAGAAATAACAAGTCTTATTTCATTTTTTAATCTCAATCCAAATTTTGTCATAATATCAGAATCTGGTGCATATCCTTCATAGTTGTCAATATATGCTTCTATTACAAAAGAGTCATCGAACTTGGATGATTCAATTTCTCCTAAAATATTATCAGTTCTGAATACTGCTCTTGGCAGATAAAAAACTTCTACTCCATATATTTTTAATTGTTCATTAATTAAATCCTGAACTAAAAACTGTTCAGAAGAAGATCCTTGTAAGAAATAAGAATTTAAAGTCATAATAAATTATCCTATAAAATCTAAGGGAGGAATTTCATACTCTGTAGACATTCTTTGTCTTATATCATCTAATTCTCTTTCAGCATCTTCATATAATTGTCTCCCATTTAATTCAATACCACCTGGCAATTTTACTCCATTAAATTTAATAAGATTCTGTCCCCATTGTCTTTTTATCAAAGCAGTTAAGTATTTTTTAACAAAACTGTCATTATATACTTGAGTAAATGAATCTGGATCTAATGCTCTGTAGCACTCTAAAACTAAGAAAGTGTCTTTAGATTGTGCTCCCCAATCTATGTCCAAATATAACCTATCTTGTCTTTTATTAAATCTTATTTGCTTATCAGTTGTAAGTAAGAAATCAATATCTTCTAGATATGATTTGGTCATTGAATACTGTAAAAGATTTACAGAATTAAAATAATATAAATCATTCAAAAATAACTGATATTTGATACTAAACATTCCTGCAGAAATTGAACTAGTATCAAATTTAAATACTTTTTCAACTCCAATTACGGAGTCAGGAACTTGAATAAAATTAGAATTTTCATACCAATTTGATGTTATTGCTCCTGTGGTAGTTCCTATTCCACTAATAGCAGTTGATTCTGCAGTTGTAGTTACAATACCAACTCCAGACGTACCTGTTGCTTTTCCTCTATCAATATCATCCTGAGTAATTTGATGTTTCAGATACATTTTTTCGACACCATCAAAGTGCCTTTCATTAAAATACTGAATAGCATCATCTACCAAATCATCAATTTGATCATCATCAACATTAATTTCTAATACCGGAGCACCTAATTTTCTTAGACAATAATCAACTAATCCTTTTCTACTGCTTGGTTTTGCCATCAGTATTCTCCTCCATCTATAAGTCCGGCAGTTAATGTTCCATCAACAAAAACGTTTTGTTTAAAAGTTGCTATTCCTGAAAATGTGGCAAGATTACTTACATTTAAAGTAACTGAAGTAATTAAACCAGCAAACTTTCCATCTCTCCATCTTTGAGTGCTGATACCAATATCATATGTATTATCAGTATTTGGAACTAAATTGGATACAAATTCACCTCCAACATCGATATCATCACCAGTAGAATCACCAATTCCAATCGTACCACCTCTGAAAACTGCGTTTCCGATGAAATTAGAACTTCCGGCAACTTCAAGATTATTACCAACAAATAAATTTCCACCAGTGGTAGTTATTCCACCTTCTGAACCTAAAGTGGAGACTCCAGTAATTATTAGTTGTTTTGCTTCAAGAGGACCATCTACTTCTAATTTTTTGGTCCAAATACCATTTATACCACTGAGGGTTACTCCAGTACCAACATAAACTAAATCATTATCACCATCAATAGTAACAGTCCCTGTACCAAAAGTTGCAATACCAGCAACGTTCAAATTTTTACCAATTCCAACACCACCATCAACTACTAATGCTCCAGTTGATGGTGAAAATGATTGTGAAGTGTTATCAATAACACTTGTCATTATGAATGTAGAGCTTGGATTATCCCAAACTAAAATTACTCCATCAATATTTCGACTATCAGTATTTACATCACTTAAATTAACTAATTTGGAAGAAGCTGCAGATTGTTGAGATAATACCTTTACAACATTTTGCGTTCCAACTCTAGCTTTTATAGTAGGCATTACCTAGTTACCCCTCCTCTTACTATTGCAGAACCTTCAACAACTTTTACAATAGATGTTCCTGCTGTCAATCTTATATCATAAACATATCTACCTTCTTTTAAATTGACGGTAGTGGTTGCGGGCAATGATATAAAAATTTTCCCTGCTGTTTCGTCCAAAATAGAAATATTAAAACTGGTTTTATTTGAACTAGAATAACTTTTTCTAAGTTGTGCGATAGGATTAGAATAATTACTAAGGTTTAATGGTTCAGTGGTGGATATATTTTCCAATTCAAATACCGCTTCAAAGTCAAACCCTTGCTCAATGGTTAAATTGGATACAAATATTGCCATTATTATATTTGATTAATATACCTTTAGATATTTATATCTTGAATGTTCAGAGGTAAATTTATTTTTTACCCCTTTACATTTAAAACTTGTTTCAACAATAATTTTATTTCTTCAATATCCTTTTTCATATTATCTAATTCCTCTTTTTGAGATTTTTCGGATTCAATTTTTTTCAATCTTTTATTATATCCAATTGTATCATAATTTACAATTGCTCCAGTATCCTCATCTCTGTAAAGATGAGGATGGTCTTTAACTTTGACTAGTTTCTTCATTTTAATGCTAAAGTTCTGAGATCTCTAATTATTGGATAATTTGCCTGACTTGTAGATGACATCACTATTTTAATTCTATATCCACTAAAATCTTCTAAGTCGTTTGCAGTAAATTCATATTCTAAATACTGATTTCTTTCACTTGCAGGGACTCTAACATCAGGTCTACCATCATTTAATGATTCATTTACAACTTTTAGGGAACCACTAGAAGTTAATTCTAAATTATTAAATCCTGGGAAAAGTTCAAACTCTTGCTCTACTCCCACAGAGTCTTCTCTAACCAAACTATATAGAACTCTTATATCCGAAAATTCTGGTCTATATGCTGTCAATATAACTTTAAGGGAAGATGCAGGTTGTGCAAGATTTATCACATTAGAAACATAAGATGCTTCATGAGGATCATTATTAATAGAGTTTACTCTAGAATCATTAGCATAATCTACTATCGGACTATTAATATCATCAGAAATAAATTCTACTGTAGAATCATCCGTGAATATCATAGGAGAAAGATTTTCATTAGTTGTATTTAAAGTTAACATAGAATTAAACGATCTTTTTCCAACAACGTTCTCAAATTGCGATTTATTTAATTCATTCACTCTAGAACAAACCATACGAACAGAGTTCAAATCATTTATTTGATTGGGTACTACTGGTTCCAATTTATTTTCTAAAGTAAATGATAATTCACTTCCATCAATACTAGTTCCAGTTGTGGTTCTAATATTAGCACTTACAGAAGTTTGTCTTCCGGGAGATAGAATATTAAATCTCGGATTAATTCTGTTAAACATTATATTTTCTGTAGCTTTAATATTATTTCCTCCACCAATCAATCCAGATGTAAATGATACCTGTGGAACTGTACCACTATCATTTGACCTATTTCCTCTGGCAACTTCTACGTAGTAAGAATCACTTTCAATTCCTATATCAGAAATATCATGAACTACATTATTAATCCTTCTTAATGAAATTCCATTAAATTCATACTTTGTAACAGCATCATCGATAAAGTGAGGAACTATTACTGTTCCATCTACACCTCTAGAGTCAATAGTTAATTTATTTGTATTAACATCATTATATGCAATAATTTCATCTCCAACTTTAACATATCCAATATTTCCACTATTAACCGGTTGACCTTCAAAAAATTCAAATAACGAAGAATTATTGGCAATTTCAATCTCTGAAGATGAAGAATTTAGATTTGCTGTTAAAATTTCTGATGGAACATCTGATTGAACATCTAATAATTTTAATTTATTGTTGTTAGCATACATTCCATGATTAAAATGTTGAACTTGGAAGAAATTACCGGAAAATACTCCACCTTCTTCTGCAGTTCTATTAGTTAAGTGTGTTGTTCCTAGAGATACCACAGTGGAATTTGATTCAAAATATGCTAAATCTTGTGTTCCACTGGTTCCATTAAATGCTTTTCCAGAACCAACTTCACCTTGAACATTGGTCAGATATAGTGTATCAATTCCAGGAGCCTGAGTAATAGTGATAATTGCATTTTTACCAGTTTCATTTGCACCATTTACGATTTCTACTTGGTCACCTACTCGATATCCATTTCCTCCATCAGCAATTGCCACACTAGTAATAGCTCCACCAGCACCAGCAGTAATATTTAAAGTTAGTCCAGAACCTCTACCAAAAATATTATTGGTAGCAACACCATTACGTGATGTATAATTTGTGCCACCAACTGTAACATCAGGTGTACCGGTAGCAACACTACCAACATCTCTAATAATTCCGAAACTATTTCCTACAGCACCTTTAATTCTTCTACCAGGAGTTAAAATACTTACCAAAGGATGACTATTAGAAGCAATTGGAGTAATACCAAGAGTTATATTTTTTGGCAATGCTGTTATAGCATTTTCTTGTAATGTAGGAACATATCCATTACTAGTATCAAGTGGAGGATTGGCAAAGTGTGCAATACCAGAACTTGAAGTAAATCTTGCCTTATAAAGTTTAAATTTAAGATCCGATTCTTGTGCTGGAGTCCATGTTGATCCATTTTGAGACTTGAACAAACTTCCCATTGCAAATTGTTTGGAATATCTGACTATTTCTGATTTTGGAAGATTTTTAGTTTCTATTGTACGTTGGCCCATTTTTGCTGTCCAAACTTCATATTGATCAGAGTTTGGTGCAAGTAAAACAATCGCATATTCTTGTCCTGGGGCAAGATAAATTGGATATTCAAACGTAACTCTAGTTGCTGCTGTTGCTTTTTCTGATACAGAAATTTCGTCTGGAAGTAAAGTTTTAGGTTCTCCAAGTACATTTAAAGTTGGAATTCCCAATTCAACAGTTCTTATCTGTACAGTAAGTGGTTGATTACCTTCTGGTTTTGAACCGAAAAATAAATCCAATTCAGTTAAGAATACACCATTATCGTCATCATTATCTCCACTAAAGTCTGGTGCTTCAATATCCTTTCCAACTGTAAAAGTTTGTGCTAAAGGATCTTCTCTTTCTGCTCTAGTATTTGTTCTAGTTATAGTATTTGTAAGAGTGGTGGTATTAGTATTGATATTAGTAGTAGTGTTGGTAGTTACATTGGTAGTTACATTAGTAGTTACTTGCTGCGTTCTCCGGAAAGTTCCGTTTGCAGTGTAAGTTGCATCTCCGGCAGAAATAAGTGTGCTTCCAGGTAAGGGAGTTTTATTTGTAGAACTACTAGTCAATCTATAAGTTTTCTTACCAGTAAGAATTCTGGGATTTGGTGCTGGATTTGTATGTGGATTTTTAATAAAGAAAGATCCAAATACCGTTCCATTAACATCAGCTACTAATCTGAGATTTTTCACAAATGCAACCGCACCACTAGATTGTCCAACTATTTTTGAACCTTTTTCAACATATCCATTAAAATTACCTTGTGCTTCGTCAGATAAAGCATTTAAATCAATGTTTATAGTTTTAGATGATTGACTATATCCATCTGGTATAAATTCCAATTTTTGATATGGATTGGTCGTATATGTAGTTTTAGGAGAATTAAATTTTCCAGTTTTATGATTAGATTTTGCTAATCTAAATGTTCCTATTACATTTTCTCCACTGTATACTTTTACAGTTTCTCCCATTTGGAATGAACCATTTAAAGATCCAGAATTTTGCAGACTATTTGAGTTTGCAATTTCAATTAATTTTGGAATAAAACTTAAATTACTATGACTATCAAAGAACTGATAATGTCTTTGAAGAGGTCTAAAAAGATGTCCAAAGAATGAAACATTTCTGGAACGAATATATTTTTCTCTTCCAGAAGAAACAAGAACAGTTCTAGTCGTAGAAACTGTATTACTTACTGTATTACTTACAGTATTACTAGTAGTTGTCCTTCTAAGACTACTAGATAAACTTGAATTTGTAATTCTAGAATTAGGTCTAAAGTTATCAAAATCATCAGGAAGTAATCTTATAGTTCTATTAACAGTAAGTTCTCTATTTCTGCTTAAAGTTACATTTCTTTCTCTGTTTATTGTTCGATTTACCGTTCTGTTTATTGTTCTTTCAACAACACGAGGTGGAAGTTTAATAGTTCTTACCCAAGTATCCGTGTTGGGGGAGAGTGTTACTAATCCATTATATTCAATGACATGAAACGGATTAACATTCTCAAGTTTTGTTGCTAAAGATTGATTTATCCAATCTATAGAATCATATTTTAAAGTAACAACATTTCCAGTTTTTTGTACATTTGAATCAAATAAAGTATAATTCTCGGATAAATCTAAATCAGATTCTGAAATTTCTACTGAAGGAACTAATCTTTGTTTCAGAGAATTTCTCATTGCGACGGGTCTAAGTTCCCCACCAATAATACTAGCAGTTGTTAAACTATCATCAGATAAAGATCTATTATCAAAATTATCAACAAATATTCCACTCTTAAATCTATTATTTCCATCAACATCTTCTACAGTTAAAGTTTCTGTATTGAGTTCTAGTAAACTTAAAGATGTAACTCTTTCTAAGTTTGAAACTCTATCCTCAATATTTCCAATATCTCTCATAGTATATCTTCTATTATCTATTGGAGCAATAGAAGCATCATCTGGATTATAAAGATATGGAGGAAGGGTGATTTCTGCTAATTGCATCATATCACTATCTTCATTTGTTGGTGGTACGGGTTCTATAGAAGAAGTACCTTTTCTTACAATAACACTTCCAAATTTATCAAGATATACTCTATCAATTCTAGGTAGATAGAAATCATATCCAACAAAAGATGATTCTCCAGGTTTTAATGTTAATTTGGGTTCATCTCCAAAATTTCTAGAACTGAAGTCGAATGGAGATGATGTTGTACTAGAAAAATTTTGTACTCTTGGTCTAAAATCTAAAGTATCAGATGCTCTGATGCCGTTTACACCGATGGAGGGAATATCATCAGTAAATCTGTCTGCATCATAACTGAGAACTGTAAATACATCTCCTTCATCGGATGATGGAACTGTATAATGATCATAGACAACTAAAAGTTTCCTTTCTGGAGTTTGAATTCCAACTCTAATTAATCTCGAAAAATCATAATATTCATCTCTTTGACCTTTATCTAAATTGAAATTATTTGTAATATTTTTATATTTTCCTAAAGTTATTGCTTCTAACTTAGAAATTATTCCAGATTCACTAAATTCTACATTTTCTCCTACAGTGAATCTTTCATTATTAAGATAAACAATTCCAATATTATTTGAAGGAATTGGTGATTCTACTTGTGAAGATGAATTTTGAACAATTCTTGCTAGAGATCCACTATCCTTACCGATGATATTTTCGCCAATAATTGCATCAGAATCTATTTGAGATAATGAAGAAAATTGAAGTCTATCTAAAATAGGATCGGCAGTATTTGTAGACTCATATACTGCAAGAACTTTAGCAACATCAGGGACATTTAAAGAAATTTGTTCATCTTGAATTCTTAAACCATATGCTTCCGAATTATAGGTTAATCCATCACCTTTTGAAGTGTTGGTATTAATTCCAGAATTAGAAAATTTAGAAAAACTTACAATACCAACAGTGCTTCTCGTATATTCTTTAATTTTACTTTCAATATTATTCTTATCAAGAGTTACACTAATAATGCTATTTCCACTACCAGAATTTAAATTAGTAATAGCAATACCAGTTCCTCCACCAGTAACTGTAAATGCATCAGAAGTTATTGTTCCAATTCCACCAGTTGAATCGGAAATTAGATATCTTTCTTGATCGAAAGATTTATAGAATGAGCTAGTAAGTCCTGTATTAGATTGATTTAAAGTAATTGAAGTTGCAGTAATATTAGAAGCAATTTGTTTTGATATTGCTAATTTGGAATCTGATAAATTAATTGAAGAAATATTAGCATCTGGAAGAGGTACATATAAAGATGCATTAGATGCGTTTCTTAAAACCGGAACTGCCAGTTCAATTTCATATTCTCCATCACCTGCCTTTGCTCCATTATAAACACCACTAACACTTGGACTGACAGCTGCAACTGTTATTGTAG